ATTTGCCCAGAAATTTTAGTAAAAGGTAATGTTAGTTCTGCAGATTTTATATCATCTAAAATTAAATTAACCAAAGATAAAAGACGCTCGTCTTTATTGTAAATTCCATGATTCGCTTCGGTTATAAGTTCGCAAAACTTTTTGAATCTAATTAAAGGAAGTCCGGAATCGATGCTTTCCAAACACATACTCATTAATTATTTCTCCTGAAACTTATTACATTTACCGTCTTTGGTTATCTGTACATTGTGAAGTAAACAACGATCTTCTTCTTCCCTTGAAAAATGTATACAAGTTGAAGCTGAACATCTTTGCATTTCAGTTCCATCTAGAGTTTCAAAAAGTTCTATTACTTTATCAATATGCGACATAATTAATTCCTAGAATATTTTTACTTTATTTATTGTCTTCGACTAATTGTTGTTTTGCTTCCTTTAATACACAAATTCCATTCGACAACGAGTAAATCTTTTTAGTGTTATCCTCTGTTTCTTGCAGAGTTCCAACCCATCGGTTAAGCAGAACAATATTATCCCATTCTTGTAATGGGGCATCAATATTAATGTTCTTAACCAGTGACTTTACACTATCTGTCACAAACTGTCCATAATACTCGCGGTGGGTGCAAACATTGTTCATATAATCTTGTCTAGTAAACATTATATCTCCTTTACTTTACAACGAGTTAAAATATTCTGCTTCGTACCTTTATATTCAGAATGTTCTTTTAAAGTTCCAAGGATTGTTACATTTGAATCAAGTTCAGCATTTACTTCGGTTCCAGAACTCCAAATAAACGCGTTCCCTCTTTGATCTTCAAAACAGTGTATAAAACAATAACCGTAAGCTGAATTGTAACCATAGGAACCAAGATATTTCAAATCCCATTCCCGTCTTTCGCCAACATTACCAACATATTTTGATTCTACCTTCTCTTCTTTTTCTTTGATTAGGTTCATAGCTTTTCTGTAAAAAGGAACCATTGAAACAGCGTATCCAACGTAACGTAGAGAAGTTACTTCAGCGTTAGCTATCTTGTGAAGATTATAATTGTAATCATTATCTGTGTTAATTGTTTTAACATACTCGATAACCAATTCTGCTTCTTCATACTCTTCTTTTGTTGGTTTATAAGGAGCTATTCCATGGTATTTATCACCTTCTACCAAGTTAAGTGTATGATATGAAGTAGCTTGGAGCATCATTTCTTCTGCTTTAGCTTTTGAAACGTAACCATATTCTGAAATAGAATGTATCGCTGTTGCTATTAACAACTTAAGACCATAAACAGGAACACATCTAGCCCCAGGTTCTCTACCTTCTGAAAGGATATCACCTATAGACGAAAGAAAGTTAGCTTGAAAAAGAATGTTTGAAATTTTATCAGTTTGTAGAAAATCTTTCAAACAAGTTGATCCAACTTCTATAACAACCTTATTTCCGTTTATAACTGACATATATCACTCCTTTGTTTACTGTATAATTCATACTAACAAAGAATTAATTATTTGTCAAGATACTTCTGTTCATCTTTTGTAAGTTCTGGAATTCTTTTCTCTAGAATATAAGTTTGGTTCCTAACTCGTTTTGAGTTACAATGTTCACAGGGTGTACCGGTTGTTCTAAACTCTTCTGGCATTTCTTTTTCTGGGACAGTTCTAATCATTAAACCAGTAACAGGGTCGTTATCCTTTACTGCGACAAGACTCCATCCAGAAAGAACAGGATTTTCACCCTCTATAATTATTTTTGTATAGTGGTATGTTTTTTTGAAAAATTTTCCAGCGTAGAGTTCTTCGATTGTATCTAACTTGGTTTCGGTTGTTACGGTGAATTTAATAGGTGGGTAATTGAGTTTTAATGCTTTTCTGTTGAGTTTTTTGATTTTCTCAAAAACAGTTTGGATATTATCTGTAAGAACAAACTCTTCGTAGAACATAAAAGCTCCTTTACAATGTTGTTATAAACACTATAAAGGAGCTTTGGTTTTTTGTCAAGATAATTTATCTTCCTTTATATAGTTAGAGTATCAGCTACAAACTCACGTGCTCTTGTTTTTGAATAGTTGTCACCAAGTTTCTTTTTAACATACGCAAGAATCTCTGGATTATAAAGTAAACTATCAGCTAAATCCGAACCAACATCTTGAATTGATTGATCTTTGTTATCACCTAAATAATCATTAGCAGCATCTTTACAAATCTTATTGAATTGAGTTGTTGTTAGACCTTTAGGAACATTTTTCTTCTCTTCTTTTTCTTTAGCTGCTTGTGCTTTTTCTGCGTCTTTAATCCTAGCCCAACGAATTTGTTCTACTTTCTTTTCAAGACCTTTTGGATTCTTCGAGAACTTACGGATCTCTTCGATAGACATATATTTCAAAGCTCTATCTTTGAGTTCATTGGAAATAAATTCATCTTTTTCAGATAGAATTGCTAACGCTTTATTAATATGTGACATACATTGCTCCTAAAAATTTATTTTATTCTGCTAAAGGTACTTTATCAAGTAAATCTTTAACTTGTTTTGGGATATCTTTTGGGTCTATTTTTTTAGCAATTTCTCTATCAGATGTGAACATTCCAGGAAATGCTTTCATTGAAGAAAGATTAATTTGAGCACAATCATACCCAGCACTACCTTTAAATGCAACAATTCTATAAACTGCGAAATTCTTACCATTAAAAGCTGGTGTTTTTTCGTCTGTTCTAAATTGGGAAATATAATCACCAATCTTATATTTTCTTTCTGATTCCGATAATATCGCTAAAACAGCATTGAAGTCCATATACCACTCCTAAATTATTTTATTAGTATTTATAACCAATTTCATTATTGTATGCAGTCATAAATTCTATAGCAAATTCTTCACATGAACGATCTTTGTCTAGAAGATTGTTAAGTTGAGCGAACTGCCATTGTGATGTAAAATTACAGGCCTTATCAATTTCAATAAGATTTGTACGTCTATCATCAGTACCTGTGAACTTTGCCATTTGAAGTAATGCTTTACCCAAATATGACATTTACATACCCTCGCAATATGGAGTTTTAGCATAATCACCTAAACCATTAATACTACGATATTTCTGAGCCATAAATTTCATTCTCATATCATGTAACTTATCAAAAGATTTCTGATACTCCTTTGAATGAAAACCAAAAGTATAATAATTTTCGTTTACTTCCTGACTTTTAATATCTATTTGTTGCTTTGTAATTGGTTTCATATCTAAATTCCTTTGTCGTTTATATTAGCTACATATATTAATCTACCAACAACAGCTAACACACCGTAGTCTGGATTTTTAATTAACCATTCATTACAAACGTCTTCATCAAAAAACAAAATTGTCTTATATTGCTTACCGTAATGTGTATACATACAAAAATCCCCTTTATGTTTACCTTATAATTCATAGTAACATAAAGGGGATTTAAAGTCAAATAAATTGTTTAGACTTATTTTACTGGAGCTGTAGAAGTTGGAGCAGAAGTGACTTCTTTCTTTGCTTTTTTAACTTTCTTAACAGCTTTCTTTTCTACTTTAGCTTCTGCTTTAGGAGCAACAACTTCTTTCTTTGCTTCAGCTTTCTTTTCTACTTTTGGTGCTTCTACTGCAAATGCCGATGTTGCTACGAGTACTGTGAGAATGGTTAAAACTTTTTTCATTGCTACTTCTACTTTGGTTATGTGATTTACTTTTGTAAGTTTGAGTTATTATTTATATCAGCCACATTTTGTATAAGAACATTGAGGATTTTTGCATTTGATACATCCTTCAACATAAATCAGTTCTTCGTTACAAGCAGGACATTTTTCTTTTGATTTTACATCCTTAACATACTTTCCTATGGCTCTCGCTATTGAAGAATTAAAATCAACAATAGTTCCAGACTTTTGTAACACTTCTTTCAAATATTTAATACCAGCACCGTGACGTAGAGCTAATGACATCAACCGAGTAATATAAGCTCTCAATTCATTAAGGAAGGCATCTTGGACATTTTCTACTATAACCTGTCCATTGTATTCAAACTGATAAACTTTTTTACCATCCTTCTTTGTTTTAACCATTTCACCTTCGGTAATTTTATGGTCAAAGTCAATATCAGTAATTTTACCAGCAATTATTTCGTATGGATCGTTATTCAACAAGCCAATAAAAATAATCCATTTCTCTGATTCATTAGTAGCTCTATTCAAAGCATTAACACGATATACATCACATGGTAATTTTTTAGGACGCTTTGGAGCATTAGTTCTAGTAATTACCTCGTTGTTTTCTTTGTCTACATTATGTACAAGAATACCTTCACGACATCCATCACGATATACAGTAACACCAATAACACCCATTTCGTGGGCTTTGATATAAACTTCTGATATTTCTTCTCTTGTCGCATCTGAAGCCAAATTGATGGTTTTTGAAACTGACGTGGACACATTTTTTGTACAAGCGGCTAGTGATTCTAAATGTTCCATAGGAGTTAAATCAGATGCTACAACAAATACTTTTCGAAACTCTTCTGGAATATCTTCAACATTTTGGCATGAACCTTTGTCTTTTGCTATTTTAGCCAAAATACGATTTTTAATTTTTTCTTCCCCTGCTGTAAACTCATCAAGCCATTTATTAAAAATCGGATCTGAAATATATACAGTTTCGTATTCTTTATTAATTTTTTCAATTTTACGAGCGTAGGTAAGAGCAAATACAGGTTCAATACCACCCGAAGTGTTAGCGAGATAACTGATGCTGCCTGTAGGTGCAAATGAGGACTGACAGGAGTTTCTAATTTTTTGTTTACGAATCTTTGCTTCAAGATTACGAATCATTAAAACCTTTTCGTTTTCATGGCCAATACCAGAAAGTTTAAAGAATCGCTCATTTGCTTTGAAAAATGTTTCTTCGTCATAAGCAGGATATGCACCTTTTTCAAGAGCCATATCAGCTGATTCATCCATCCCTGTTAGTGTCAATATAAGAGACATATCATTTGCAAATTGAATGCCCGTCATTGAGTTAAATGGGATACCCATCATATACAAAGCATGAGCAAAACCCATAACACCCAAACCAATAGGTCGAACTTGTTTTGTTACTTCTTCAATTTTAGGAATTGGAAAATCGTTTACATCAATGACAGAGTCGAGATATCGAGTTGCCACCCTAACAGCTTTCTTAAATCCGACCCAATCAAATTTACCATCAACAACAAATTTTGTAAGGTTAATACTCCCGAGGTTACAGGAAGAATAAGCAATTGCAGTATATTCTTGGCAAGGATTAGACAAAACAACTGAGTCTAAATTAGTTGTAGTGCATTGTCTTGTTGCAATATCAACATTGAATATTCCTGGTTCTGCACAACGCCAAGCATACTCGATAATTTCATCCCAGAGTTGTTTTACAGAAACAATTTGATTGTTATCTTCCAACGGAACCGATGTTCCGTCTTTAAAATAAACAATATGTGGAAAGTCTGGATTAGAAGCTAGTTTAGTATAAAACTCATCAGTTACACGAATTGAAACATTGAACCGTTCCATAATACCTTTTTTATCTTTAGCTCGTATTACGTCTAGAATATCAGGGCTATTAATATCATACTGGAACATACCAGCACCTCGTCTAACTCCACCTTGTTGAATTCCATCTAAAGTTGCGTTAAACATATTAGCAAAAGGAAGTGGTCCAGAAGAAAGACGTCCATCCAAGCCTTTAATTCCTTCTTTTGAAGATCTCAATTGACTAAAAACATATCCTACTCCACCGGATGCCTTTGTAACTAATGCTGCTTCTTTCATGGAATTCATAATACCTTCAATTGAATCCTCAAGCCCCATAGTAAAACAGGATGAGAGAGTTCCTTTACGTTTTCCATTAGTGTTAGCGTTCATTAAAGTTGGGGATGATGGAATAAAAACCATATCATTTATTATGTTATACGAAGGTGGGTAAATAGAAGATACGCGTTTAGCTAAATGTGACCACTCTGTTTCATCTTCTAGAAAATATCTTTCATTTAAAAGTTTTATAACTTTTTGATCCATATTACTTTCCTTTCTTAAAAATTAACCATTGATTCTTTTTATGATACTTCTTTTCAGTAAAACTTATTCCTTTCTTATTAATAAAATCCAAAAAGTATTTGTTGTAGGTAAAATGTCGAAACAACCAAGAAAAGTTATTAGTATCAACATCATTATTATACAAGTCTACTCTGAAATAATCAATATCTAATTGTACAAACATATCATACCATATATTCAAGAAGTAATTAACATCTTTACATAAAATGTCATAATCCTCATCTGTACAAAACAAATAAAATTTTAACTCTATAAAGGAAAAGAGTAATTCATATTTTGAATTATCTATTTCAAAATTTATCCAATATTTCTGGTGAAACCAAGTTAGTTTATTTTTAATAGGAGTATCATTAAGAATAGTTTCAGTTGCGGCTACATATTTATCGTTCATCATAGCTTTTTAAATGAATACCTTCCAGGAAATGAAGATACATTATAATATCCATGGTCTTTCATTATAGATAGAAATAACGAATTTTTCATTATTTTATCATAAAAATCTTTTAATCCTACATTTCTTCCACTAGCTAGGAAATAAAAAGATTTAATATCAAATCTAGATAAGCCATCAAACATAACATAAAATACTCTATTAAAAATTTTAGAAGAGTTTACAGATGTATTTGCTGGATTTGAAGAAAACGTGTTATCTTTTTCTAATCTAGAGAAAGACCATTCAGTATTTTCAAATTTAACTTCGTACTTCTGTCCTTCAAATTCTAAATATGTAACATGAGTTTGAAAATTACTATTCCATTCTTTATTTTTATAATCTGTTCCAAACTCGACTTCGATTGGTTTTAATGCTTCAACTAATTCTTGAAAGTTCATTTTGTATCTTTCTTTGTAGTCTTCTTCTTTTTCTCTGGAACCTTTTCAAACAATTCTTCAAAACGACTTGCACTATAACATCTTAATTCACCTGAAGGCATTGTGACAATAAAATCTCCAGAGCAAACATATTTAAGGTCAGGTTGCTTTAAACTTCCTACAAACAACATATCACCAATACGGTATGATTTGTCTACTAGATCTATATCTTTAGGATCGTCTCCTTCAAACCACTGATACGCTTCTACATCGTATACTTTTTTCCTATACTTCATTTCATACACCTTTCATATAAGAATTTATGACTTTCTGGAATTTGTTTGAAAATACGATTTGCTAATTCTTTGATTTCAAAATGTGCTGCTGGGTCACTGCGGAGTTCAAGAAAATTACGGAGACTTCGAGCATTAATCGACCACACTAAATCAACTTTGTATGATTCGGGGAGGCAAGCTTTCGTTTGGTCATTAGGATAACCAGCTTGTACCATAGAACGAAGATTATCAAGAGCCAAAGCAGAGCAACAATCAATAGGTTCAACACCTATTAAGTTGATATATTTACATACTCGATCCCAGTCAAACTTTTTTTCGTCATCTATAAAAGTTCTTTCATCTTTCAACTCTTTTAATGTATACCGAGTTGACTTGACCGAGAGCGATGCCATTCTGTGCCTAGCTAGTTCTTGAAGATTAAACCGTGAAATGCCATCTATTTTGAAATTGTAGTACAAATGCTCTAGAGTTGAAGTATGGTTCTTCTCTATTACAGTATCTATCAACTTTCTATCACGTGGACCTAGTTTGTATGGTAGTGAAGCCGAAACCATTCCTAGATCGTCGAAACATCCAGAATCTGATTTATCTCCAGAATCCCAACAAGTTCTAATAGCCTGTACAAGAAGACAAAGTGGGTTATGATGTAGTAAAGTTACTTGCATTCTTCTTCACCTTCTGTGTAACTAGCGCCATCTGCACCATAAACACCATCTACTATACCCAAATGTAAAGCTTCGTCTGTTGTCATATACCAATCAGTTGAGTGATCGAAAACTTTTTTAAGTTTCTTTTTCTTAATTTTAGTTCTGGATAAAACATATTGATCCACCCGTTTTTGGGTTTTTTCCCAATACTTTGCATACTCAATAGCTTTAGAAAACTCCCCTTGGATTCCAGCACTTCCCTGATGAAACATCATAGAACTAAAAGGTTGAGCAAATCGAACGTGACCAGCCAAAAGAATAAGAAACCCAGCTGACCAAGCTTTACCCAAACAAACTGTATGAACAGGAGCTTTGGAAGTCATAATAGCCGAAATCAAAGAAAATGCTTCATCAAGAAATCCACCAGAGGTATTAATGAATACTTCAATTGGTTCTCTGATGTAATTCTTTAAAAGTGCATCCTGTTGATCGTCATACTCGTTAATTTGATAAATCTGGATAACTGCCTTTTCAATAAGATCTTCATTGATATTCGAGTTAATTATAATCTTACGTTGCTGTACTAAAGTATTCCAAACGGAATCTTTTAGAGAACCTGTCACAGCCTCTTCTCCTTCACACTCGTCACAACCTTTACTCATTTGGATCTCCTTTTATCATAGCTTCTTCAAATCTGTCTTCTATACGTTTTTGTTCTTCTGCTCCATCTTTTAGAAATTGCTTGTCTAACCCATGCCAACCAGGATCGTATGTGTCGGAATCTTTTGGAAACCAACCCTCACCTTTTAGTTCAAAGTTTAATCTAGACACTTTTTGTAGCATCGGTTTAGAACACTTTGGACAAAGTATTTTATCTTTCTGTTCTGTATGTTCAGAAAAAGATAGTTTTTTTTCGATATACACTTTACATTCGTTACAAATAAATGGATATAATGGCATTATTTTCTTTTCTCCAGCATTTTAAATGTTAGTCTTGTTTTCAACTCAATTCCTTCAAAAGTGTTGTCCATAATCATTTTAACAACTTGATCATTTGGTACTCCAAGCATAGCTAAATCACTAAAATCTTTAGCTTTCATACCTTTAGGCCAAACAAATACCTTTTCTTTCTGTTCACTATACTTTAACGCTTTTTTAATTCCAGTAGCATCATTGTCGTTGGCGTATATTAGTTCACAACCCTTTAAGTAGTCACGAACTCCAGTTGTTAAATCGGCACCAACCATAGCAATGGCATTTTCAATGTTCATAGAATCTATTATTGACTCTACAACAATTACAGGTTTTTTCTTGTTGACTTGAAAAACACCGTAAGCCTTAAAACTGGAATTTTTTGAATGAACATGAAACAGTTTAGAAGATGTATGCCTTCCCATAAACCCATATAGAGTTTTGTTGTCTTCCATGTAGAATGGAAAAATAACCATTCCATTTAGTACCGACTTAACATTAGTATTATAATACAAAGAATCTATTTTGTCTATAATTTTTCTCTTCTTACAAAATTCAACCGCTTCTCGGTACAGTTTAGCAGGTTTAAAATACTTTTCGTTTAGTTGAAATTGATACATTAGTTTAGTTATGGGTTTATCTTCTTTGATGGTTTTTTGTTTTAAATTAAAAGAACCTTTCTTCAATCCTGCTATAAATTCTTCCTTTTCCTTCTTACGATACATTTCAAACACAACAGGATCTACTTGTCTAATAAACTCCCTTAAATTTGTCGAGAGCCCGCAGTTGAAGCAAGTACACTGAACCCAATTATATTTCTGTGTAAGAATGTTACAACGTCTTTTGTTAGGCGAGTTACCTTCATTACAAATAGGGCAGGAACATCTAAACCCATCACTTGTTTTGATCATATTTCTCAAGCTTAACTGATATATGAATGGTAACTCATCATACTTGGAAAGAGACATCTACTTCCTCTTAAATCTGAAATTCACATCGTTCGGTTAGACTACAAATTTTGGTTGTACACGGTTTTGTTGATTTAGTGTTTCCAAGACGACATACATTAACATCTTGACAATGAAGACAACACAAATTATTATGAAAACAATCTGGTCTAACTTTTGCCGAACAAAACATATACGATATATTACTTGTTTCAATTACATCTTCCATAATTTCTCCTTAACTAAAAAATTCATCTAATGATGATTTTGATATTTCTAAAATACGTTCTTGTTCTTTAAACTGTTGATTTAATTTTGTTTTAACTTCCCCAACAGGAATTTGGAACTTGTTTATGTCTTCAGCATGTTTAGCCAGTTTATATTTCATAAGCATAGTCATGAGTTTCATACCATTAAATGAGTATGTTTGTTCATTATACACTTCTAGGATAGATTTTTCAATATCTTCTGGAATACAATCAAAATCAATTAATATCTTGTTAAACTCATATCGTTCTTTCATATCAAAGTTTGTTTGTAGATATGTATTAAGATCTTTCAACATCTTCAACGCTGTTTTTTCACCAAGTCTTGATTTTATTGGTTTTATGTTATCAGAAGAATCGCCAATCATTATATGAATCTTTTTAAATGTTTCTACATCTACTTTAGGTCTAAACTGTTGTTTCAATGGGTCATATATGTGTACATTAGTATCTTGAAGCTGGTTAAAGTCTTTATCTGACGATACAATCCATACAGTTTCAGTATGTTTAAACTTTTTTGTAAGAACAGCAATTACATCATCAGCTTCTGCCTTTTCTGCTTTAACGACGAAAAAATCAGAATGATATTTAAGAGACTCGACAGTATCTTCAAAAATCCCGTAAACTGTTTTCCAATCAACTTCATCGGACTTAATACGTTGTCCTTTGTATGATTGGGTTGTAAGGTCATCGAACTTTGTTTTGTTTTGTTCATAATAGTCTTTTCTCCAAGACTTGTTATCCATACACAAAACAACAGGATTCTTTTTTGAACCACCTAGTTTGTTTGAGATAGAAACAATTTGTGTTAGAAGTACATGAGAAAGAAACTCAGGTGTGTCTTGTATTTGTGTTTTATTACTCCATAAAACCCGATGCAAGGCATGTGAAAGATCGACCAAGATCATACTAAACTCCTAATATATTAAAGACTTCTTCATATTTGTCTAACACAAGTTGGCCGTTTCCTTCAAAAGTAAAATTATTCTTTACCTTTTCATTCGCCATCATACTCATATTATAACGTAAAAGTGGGTCAGAAATCAATAATTCTAAATAATTTTTCCAATCAGTTTTTGTTTTCTTAACAAGAAATCCATCTACACCGTCTTCTATTGATGTAGCGTAAGGGTAAACATTATGAGCTACTGACACTGTTTTAGCTAATGAATATTCAATGTACTTAAGATTGGATTTACATTTGTTAAACTCGTTATCGTCTGCTACAATAATACCAATGTCCAAGTTAATTCCAATTAATGTATCAATGAACTCTTCAATGGAAGCCCACTCATGGTGAATTGCTATATCCTTGAAGAACTGTGGGCAAAATCCAAATGTATGAAACTCAAAATTGTACTTCTTCTTAAGTTCTCTAATAGCTTTAACAAGGTGGTTATCAAAGTCCCCGTTGTGAGTATATGAACCATGCCATCCAACACGAAGAACAGGGTTCTCTTGTTTTGCGAATTCTTTTGGAGTGTGATACATATTTGGAATTATGACTGGTCTTACTCCATACCTTTTCTCTAGTACATCGGCCAAAGGTATTGTAGAGCAAGTGAGGACATCTGAATTTGACAAAATCCAATCCAACTTTTGAAGTTCTGCTTTAGGGTAATGTCGATGAGCTAGATTGGAACTCGGAATAGCAAAAAGATGGTCGTCCATATCGGAAAGGATTTTTTTACCCTGTGATTTAGCGAAAGGTATCCATTTCTGAAAGAAGACATTATTAGCCCGTTGTAAACCAATAATGTTAGCTTCTTCCAAGATAGGATCGTTTGGTGGGAACCCAAGTCTATATTCTGTCCATGGATAATGCTGTTTTAGAAATTCAGATGGTTGTTTTACACGCATATATCCACAACCAAAACTGTCAGAACTTGTCAGTAGAAGTTTTGGGTCTTGTCGTTCATTCATGTGTTCTTAACCTTTCAATAGATTAGAGTTTTCGTTTAGTTGGATATGGTACTTACATTTTTGACAAACTTGTTTATTACCTTGCGGTGTCTGAACTTCTACAAGTTGTTCAACAAGAACTTCAGTTTTACACTGATCACATTTCTGAATTAACATCTTCTTCTCCTTTCTAGGAAAAATCTAAACCATATTCTTCGATGTTTTCGGTATTCTGTTTAAACTTTTCTGCTTTTAGTTGATCTTTTAAATGAATTGGAATTTCTTGTTCTGAATCATCTAGGTTAAGTAAACGCATTCTACTATAATCAATTCCAATAGTATAAACCGATTCATTGTTTGACGAGAATCTAGTCTTAATAGTTTTTAGTACATACTTGTTAGCTTCTTTTAACTCTGGACTTTGAATGATAGCCCCGGACCAATCAGCTGTTTGTGAAATACCATAACCTAATCCAACATCCTCACTACTAACACTTGAATTTTTATCTTTAGCACCACGATTGAATTGAGCGGCTGTTAAAATAACTATGTCATACTCTTTAGCTACTGCCCTAATTTCCTCACAAACACACGCAACATACAAATGGCTACCAGTTTGATTAGATGGTAATCGATACGAGGAAAATAATGTTATATGGTCAAGAACAAGAACATCTGGTAAATAACCTTTTTTGAGTTTAATTTCGTTTAGTATATTACTTATATGTTTTGCATTACAGCTTCCGGGGGAAACTTCTTTAATAATCAGCTTACCGTGTGATTTACTTACAACTTCTTTAAATTTAGATTTGAATAAATCTTTATCTAAATTATTTGAAAGTAAATTAATCGGAATATCAAGTATATTAGCATCTATACGTTTACCTATTTCTTCAAATCCCATTTCACCACTTATATACAAAACATTTTTCCCTGAACGTACAAGACTAGCAGAACAAGAGCAGAGCCAAACTGTATTATGTGAAAGAATACCATTAGTATAATATCTATGATTTGGATTATCAACTTCCAAATCATACATTGAAACTTCTTCTAATGTTTCAATTACTGAAACAACTGGTTCCAATCCATTAACAGTTTGGAGTAAATCTCCTATTTTTAGATCTTTAACATAAACTTCTTTAAATTTATCTGTAATAACAATATGAGTATTAGCACATTCCAAAATAAAGGAAGTAGTTTTAACCACCCATACTTTATAAGGAATTGTTTTACCGATACGATTAATAGGTTCCCAACCGGTATCAGTGAGAATCTCATAATCGTCAACACATTTAGTTTTTACAAATTTTTTCATTATTCAACCTTCTAGGAATGCTTTACATTCCTCTATTACTTTTGTTTTATTTTCTTTAAAATCTTTTTCCCAGACTATTTTAACATTATAACCTTTTTCTACTAAAAAATCTACTTTTTGTTTGTCGTAAGCCCATATTTCTTCTGTTGTTAAAGATTTATTGTATGGATTTGGTGTATCTTTTTCACTATACATTGATGGATTTCCGTGAAATATGTCACCATTAGTAGGTAATACTCTATCTTTATACACTCCCTCTTCCCAGTTGTTTTTTATTTTGTTAGAGTGAGCTTTATATATTTTTCTAACAAAATACGTCCTTCTTCTTCGGTATACCCTCTAGACAAATAAAAATGTATAGATCTTGGGTTAGATTTAGCAGAAGCAAGAGGATCTTCTAACTTTTTTAATCTATGTCTTTCTTTAAGAGTCGCTGATCTTTTAGCTTTTAATTCTAAATATCTTTTTAACCCTTCTTCCTCTCCATACTTGTCTTTAAGTTGTTCTTCTATTTTACTCATATTATGATCTCCTTTAAATTTTTATAGAAGTATCACAAATATAGGTAAAACCAATATTTAATTATTTAATTTTATTATAAAATTCCTGAATTTCTATTTCTTCTACAAGACCTGTTTTTTTGTTTTTAACAGTAATTTTTGTATTTCCTTTACAACACTTACCTACATTAGTGTTAGCCATTAATATAAACAAAGACTTACGGACTAAGCCCCCTCCCATTGCCATATTAATAAGTTCAACATCCAGCAAGATTTTATCCTCATCTAAAAGATAAGAATCCATCCTGTCTTTAGCATCTTCAAAAAAGTCATGCCCAAGTTTTACTTCAAACTCGACTGCTAAAGCTTTTCTAATAGTGTCTTCGATTAAACCTTTTGACTTTGTTGTGTCCTGTAGTATAGAAACAGAATCATATATAGCTAGTTCTAATGCACGGTTTTGAATAAACTCTTCGGTTTGTTTTATAAGTAACTTTTCATCAGTTACCTTTTCAACATCCTTTAGTTGAGTCAAATACTCGTATATCTCCTCCGAATCCTTTTCTGATATTGTATTATCAGACTCAACTAACAATTTAATATCATTGACTTTAGGCTGTTTTCCAAAATCTAGATTATATTTCTTAATCTTATTGAAGATATGTTCTTCAACCTTTTCGGGGAAATATTTACCCTCTATATGTGGATATACAACCCTGAAAAAGTTGGTAGAATGAAACAAAGAGTCAAAAATATTTTCTATTAGCATGATTACCTTACTGTAATTGTGTAGTCGGAAAGCTTATAAACAGGTAGATTTCTTTTTCTACAAGCGTAGCAAATGGCATCTGTCTTTTGAATTTTCCTATTATACATAATTATTGATTTATAGTCAACAATCTTTTCAGACATAACAATACTTGTATCATAAAACTTCTTTTTACCAAGTTGCTTTTTCAAACCCCTGATAAACTTTCCGTATATCTTTTTAAATCTAGAACTACAACAGCAATTAAATTGAAAATCAATCTTCATTGGAATCACCATTCAAGATATCAAGTGCGACTTCTTGTTCGGACAATTTAGATTCAACTTCTGCGACAACATCAGCTACTTTCATATCTTTTGTTTTAGCCTTTGTCAACAAACGGGTAACAGTTTTAAGAGTAGTTTCTGAATCAGAGAGTGTTTCAGCAACTGCGATAAACTCTTCTTTAATTTCGTCTGTCTTTTGTTTGAGTTCTTTTGAATTAACAGAAATGGAAGTTAGGATTTTTTCGACAGCTGTTTCAGCTGTTTTAGGCTCTTCAAGGAAGTAAGCATCATATTCGTCTTTAAACTTCTCAAACTTCTTCTTGGATTTTGTAAAAACAGGTGTAGCGTTACACTTAAGATCAATACTATGGTTTAGTTGAAGATACTGCTTCAACTGATCTTCATTACCAGTAAACTTCACACCCTTAATCAAACCACCAATAAGATCATAAAGTTTTGTAATTTCTTTATTGTCGTTAGAAGCGTATGTTTTTGCTACACGGTCAAACCCAACTGGTTTACCTTCAAACCCATTGTATAACATTTTCTTTAGGTTGTTAATTTCTTTTGAAATCTCCGAGTTTTCTACTTCCATATCCGATAAAGTTTCAGCTGCTTCAAGAGTTTTAGCCTTGTCTGACATTGTTGTTTCCTTTCATTAGTTAGTTTACTTATTATAGTAGAAAATTTAGCCCTTGTCAATTTATAAACAAGGGCTAAATGGTTAATCTTCTTCTGTTTCTTCTTCGTCCAATCCAAGTTCTTCAAAAACACTTGAATACGCAAATTTATCATGTAGATAATTTCCAAGATACTTATCTAGGAACTCTTCCCATAGTTCATCAGAGATTTTTGTGAATGATTCCCCTTGTTTGAATTTTGTCTTCTCGGCAAATACCCATGATCGACCAGTTTTTGAGATGAGTTTTTCATCGGAACAAAATAGTTCGAGACCGGAACATTTAGTTAAACCATTTTCAAAATCAATAGTAAACTTTACTTTAGTCTTTTCTTTAGCTGTTCTACATTTAGTTACAGTAGATGTCAGCAACGCTCCAGACATTTTACCTTCTTTGTCTTTTTCCTGAGCTTTAGTAAACATATTAATAATAGAAGAGTTATATGCTGGACCACCACCACCTGCTACTTGTTGTTGCCCAGATAGAAAACCTCCAATTTGAGCATATGAATGATTCACAACAATAACAGGAATGTTTTTAATACCAGCTTTAATTGTCATTGTACGGAAAAGAGCTTTAAGTTGTGATGCTCGTGTCATATCCTTTGTAGCAGATCCTTCCAAACTATCTTCAAGTTCTTTCCTTGTAGAAAGGTTACCAATACTGTCTATAATAATAATTACTTTGTCATCCTTTTCTGTTTCTTCCAGAATGTTTAGTACAGAAGTTTTAAGATTCTCGACGGTATCGATGGGGATGAAAAGTAATTGTTCTGTATCTATACCACGAGCTTTAAGATCTTCTTTGGAGTTGTTAGCCATCTCGGAGTCAAACAAAATACCAAAGTAACCAAGAGCTTGAGCATTTTTAAGAGTTTCAAGAGCCAAGTAACTTTTACCAACAGAAGATTCCCCAGCAAGTTGCCATACCCTACCAGAAGGCATTCCACGTTTATAATCAGCTGAAATTTGTGAGTTTAGAAGATAATTTCCTGTGTTAATCCAGTCACGTATTGGGAAGTTGTCAGTCTCCCCATCTCCCATTAGTTGAGCGTGTTCTGCCTTACAAGCAGCTTTCATTCGTTCCCCAAAACTCATCTTGGACTTTTTAGCTTTTGCTTCAGCCGAGTTAGCCTTGAGGATTTCTTTTTCTTCTTTCGTCAATTTGAGACCATTTTTATGTTTAATCTCAATTTCTAGAAGTTCTTCTTTACTAATCGCCATATATCTATTCCTTTCGTTTTTAGATAGACCTATACATCAAATCTATAATTTAGTTTATTATAACTGTTCTACTTCTTTTTGTCAAGTTTTTCTTGAAGGAATTGTTTGAATCTTTTTAGGGTAGGGTTTGATTCTTTTATTTTTAGTTTCTTTTTTAGAAGAGTGGAAACATATACATTAAACCGAACATCTTCACGAAACATACCTTGGGATAACATTGTTTCCTCAAGCTGGTTCCAAAGATTTTCAACGTATACTTCTGACTTATCTGATATCTTTGCATATTTCTCAATAAGGGAGTTCATATCTGTATTTAGTTCCAAGTGATATTATTTTTGGTTTTTTCACAATGTTTACAAAATCCAGAATCCTGTATAAAGTTGGTTGGAACAATCCTTGAACATATTTCACACTTTACAAGACCTTGCTTCTTAAGCATATTCTTATACTTCATATGAACCGCATCATCGCCATATGCTACTTCTTTTGTTTCCTTATCCCAGAAGTAATCATCTACAACAGAGAATAGATCTTCTTCAATAATCTTGGTTATAGATTTTGTTATTTCAGCGGCAAACTTACAAGTGGTTCCAACCATAAAAGTAATGTAAAAATGTCTTGTTTTTTCTAGATAGTAAAAACTAAAGTCACTTGAAATAAACCCAACAGTAGATTCATCTTCTATGTTTTTCATAAAGTAATTTTTACTGGTTTGGTTTCTAACTATTTGTTTTACTTCTTCTAAAACATCTTTTATAAAATCTAACTGTTCTGATTCCATTTTTATTCCTCTAACAATTTAATTTGACTGAAGCCCTTTACCATTTCTACGTTGTACATACGGTCAAAGTTATCTGGGTCAATATCAGTGTCGTGTGAAATAGTAATGATTGATTTGTTGTGTTGTTGTTTAAATTCTTTTAGAACTTCATGTAACCCCGCCCTTCCTGGACCATCAAGCCCTCCAAGAATTTCGTCGAAAATCAATAGGTTAATGTTAGATTTCTTGTTTTTGAACATTGAAAAATTAATAAAAGCAAATAAAACAGCCATATCAATTCTTTTCTTTTGTCCTTCAGAAAAACTAAAGTAAGTAAAATCTTCTTTATCCTTGGACAGAACAACTTCATTAAACTCACTGTCAAAGTTAAAAATTATCCCTGCATTAAATTTGTTAAGATACGAGTTAAGTAGTTGATTTATTGTAGGTAGATATTTTTTAATAATAAATGCCTTAATTCCATCATCGGCATACAAACTTTTAAGAACTTGATAATGTTTTTTCTGTAAACCAAACTCATTATATAATTTCTTTAAATCTACTAATTTAACTTTATGGTCTTTGAGTTTTGTTTCATCAACATTAATTTCCCTTGACACTTCTATGTTCATAGAGTTTTCAATATCAATAATACGTCTGTTATTTCTTTCTATGTTTCCTACAATAAACTTTTCATTGGCTAGGATAGCATCACACTTTTCAATAGTTTGTTCTAAAGTAGCTATCTTTTCTCTTTCGGTTTTTAGATCTACTTCTAGTTGTTTATACTTTTCTTGTTGTTCGTCTATATTCTCGGCTTTTAGTAGTTCCTTGATTTTAGAACATCCGGAACAGGTTGTTTCAAACATTCGTATCTTGTTAGCTGCGGCTTTAATGTTAGCTTGAATGCCAACTTGTTCATCCCTCTTAAACTTAATCACATCTTTTGAAGAAGCAATTTGTACTCTAGTTTTTGATCTTAACTGTTTAGCGCTTTCAATTTTACCTAAAGCTACGTTATACTTTTTGTTTTCTTCGTTAATCTTTTTAATCTCTGATTCTAGTTCGTCCAGTTTAACTTTAGACTCTTCTTCAATCTTCTGTTGGATCTTTCTTAAGTTATCTAGATTAATTATCTC